AAAGAAACTATCAAAATCAATAATACAGCAAAAGAACATTTCGGAGTTGAAGAATGAGCTTAGATGTAGATTTGATGGTCACTCAACCCACTAGTGTGTACAGTGCAAACATTACACACAATTTGGGCAAGATGGCCGCAGAAGTTGTATTGACCAATGGTCGTACATTGTACGAAGTATTGTGGCGTCCAGACGAACACGAGATGAAGTTTGCCAAAGACATCGCAGAATTGCTAGACGAAGGGTGGAATATCTTGTTAAGCGATCCTGATAAGTTTAAGAAGTTTAATCCTGAAAATGGATGGGGTAGCTACGAAGGACTTTGTGACTTTGTCTACAAATACCGTAACGCATGTTGGGATAATCCTGACGCTGAATTGAGTATATCACGATGAAAATGTATATTTGTATCAAAGACAATACTCCGGTGGGTATGGCAATGAATGCCGCGGCCCACGCTGGACTAATGTGTCATTTGAAATTCAGCGAAGACGAAGGATATCGTACTTGGCTCGATACTAGTTTTAAGAAAGTAACTTGTATGGTAACTCCTGCAGAGTTTGCTATGCTTAAAGAACTAGATGACAATTTGATTGTGACAGAAAGTCGTATGGACAATGCTGAACTGGCAGTTGTACTGAAACCTCGCCAGGACAATGAATGGCCTGAATTTGTTAACCTACTTAAACTTTGGAAATAATATGAAAATTCGTTTTGATAAAGCTACAATGCCCGACGAACTGTACAATTCGCTACTACAGCATTTTGTCAACGAAGCAGTTGGATTGGGAATAGAAGTAAATAAGTTCACCGAGTTTAAAAACTGGGTGGTTGAATGCGAAGTAGAAGTAAAAGAGTCAGTACATTAAGGAGCGGATATGAGAGAATATGAAAGTATGCAGGGTGACAATTTAGAAGAAAGCGACATGGCACAGTTGTTGTCAGTGACTGCTAATGCAGACGCTGTGGCAAAAGTACGTGCCGCTATCCCTAAAGGTCCTAGCCTAAGCCATTGTAATGAGTGCGGAGAAGAAATTCCTATGGCACGACAAAAGGCTGTAAGCGGATGCACCATGTGCATTGAATGTCAAACTTATTCAGAACGAAAAAAAGTCTAGTAGTACAATTAACTTATCAATAAAGGATTATATGGCAGGCACAGCAAAATCGGTTTATCTAACAATAACCAAACGAGGTTCTTATAAAACAGAATTTACAAAAGTATTTTTTAGTGCTAAAGAATACAATGATTATGTAAAGACTGAAGAGTTTAAAACCAAGTGGCCTGCTACTGAATTCGAAATTGTAAAAGAAACTTATTAGAGGAGGCATCATTATGCCGTGGATTCAAAATTGTGCGGCTGATGATATTCCAAAAGGGTTTCATGTCGCAGTAGGAGAGAACAGTATGCTGATCCAAATTGCGGATCCTGCTAGCTGGTTCCCTACACCAAAACATCAATTCAAAGAAGTACATCGTTTTGAATTTTTGGACGTGGAGGAAAACGACCATGTCCTTGAAGAAGAAATGAAGTGCAGTCAAGAACAAGCTAACCAGATTGTGGCTCTTTTACAACACGCACTCGAAGAGCGCATGGATGTAATTGTGCATTGTTTTGCCGGTATTTGCCGTAGCGGAGCAGTGTGCGAAGTAGGAGTTATGATGGGCTTTAGTGATACAGAGCGGTTTAGAAGCCCTAATCTGCTCGTTAAGCACCGTATGATGAAGGCCTTGGGTTGGACATACGATCCTAACGAAAGCCCGTTAAACGACGATTGGCGCCGGTTTACAAACGACTGGTAACCGTCGTAGAAAAACAACACTTAGCATTGACGTTCTAGTACTCTAATTGTATAATTGATTTTATAATAGAAAGGAGCGGAGTATGACTATGGTAGTTGCCAAATTCAAAGACAGATGGGTCCAAATTGCCAAGTTTGCCCGTGACGTTAAATTCAGTGACGAAAAGGATTGGTTCATGATCGTTGTAGATTGGGAAAAGCCTTTTCGTAAGAGAGAACAGTTTAAGTGGATCCCTGCTTCAACTCGTTTTGATGCAGTTAGGGAATTTGTAGGAGAATAAAAATGAGCGAAAAGATCAAAGAAAACGATATTGTCAAATTTGGGTTATACCAAAAGCGCAAACTTGTAGAGCGTGCGGTAGGGCGTGTTCTACGAGTAAATCGTGTAACAATGGACATACGCCAACTTGAGCCAGGGCTTGTAGAGCCGGATGGCAGAGTTTGGAACGTAAGAAAAATATTTGTAAGAAGAGCAAAGATATGAAAACATGGATCACAAGTGACTTGCACTTTGGTCATGCTAACATTATGAAGTTTTGCCCCGTAACACGAGCGCGATTCAATAATGATGTAAAGTACATGACTGAAGGCATGATTACAGAATGGAATGAAAGAGTAGGCCGAGATGACTTGGTCTACATCTTGGGCGATGTAGCATTTTGCTCAGCAAGTGATGCGGCAAAGATTATGCGCAGATTGAATGGTCGTAAGATTTTGGTTGAAGGAAATCACGATCGCAAGTTGGTTAAGGACGTTAGTTTCCAAAGAGAGTTTGAAGAAATTCACAAGTATTTGGATATTAACTATGACGGACATAAGATTGTCATGTTTCACTATCCAATCTCTGAATGGGATCAAATGCACAGAGGAGCTTTACAGTTTCACGGACACTTGCACGGTGGTACAAGTGGATTGGAAAAGTATAGAGCATTGGATGTAGGATTTGATTCCACTGGTGAAATTGTTATGTCGTTGGAACGTGCCATTAACCGAATCAAGGATAATGAAATCAAAGGACATCATGTATGAAAGATGAAAGCCAGTTACCAGTAAGTGAGCAGAGTCTAGTGTTTCGTCTACGTAAGCGAGCAGAGATTCGCAGGCAAATTCCTGGGCGTAAAAGCGTTCAGGAAGGTGCTACTGATCGTATAGCAGATCTATTAGAAGAAGCTGCCAATGAAATTGAAAGGTTAAAGAATGGCTAAGTGTTATCAATTAGTAGGAGTCCCAGCTTCAGGTAAGAGCACTTGGATTAAAAACCAAACTTGGGCCTTGGGTTTGACCGTAGTTTCAACAGATACCTTTGTAGAAGACTATGCTAGAAAAGTAGGTAAGACTTACTCAGAAGTGTTTAAGGATTATATGCCTACAGCAGTTGACCTAATGGTTGAACAAGTTGTAATTGCACGTAAGCATGGGCACACTATAATTTGGGATCAAACAAGCACTTCAATCGCTAGCCGTGAGCGTAAATTCAATATGTTGCCCGATTACGAACATATTGCGGTAGTGTTTAAGACTCCTGAAAAGGCGGAACTAGAACGTAGATTAGCTAGTCGTCCAGGCAAAACTATCCCGTTGGATGTTGTTGAACAAATGGCATTTGATCTAACAATGGAGCCTCCAACTGAAGACGAAGGATTTAGTGAAATTTGGTACGTTTAAATACGTACTTTATAGGGCCTTTAGGGCCCTATTTTTTTGACTAAAGCAAAGATGCCGTTTGAATAAATAGTATATAGAAACTTAGGGCATTGCCTTTATAGTATACGGAGATTTCAATGGCGCTACAAATAAGACGAGGTACGGACACCCAAAGACAAACAGCAACTTACGCTTCGGGTGAGATGGTTTATACTACAGATCTTAAAGATTTGTGGGTTGGCGACGGCGTTACAGCAGGCGGCACACAAATTGCTCCAGTTAAAAGTGTTAACGGTCTTACTGGTACAGTATCGCTAATTACAGATAATATTGCACAAGGCAGTACTAATTTATACTACAACAGTAATCAAGCTAAAAACGATGCGGCCGCTATTTTTACCGGCGGAACAAGTACTGGAATTACATTTTCTTACAATTCAAGCACACATACTATAAATGCAACTGTAACTACATCTGCTGGTATTGCTAGTGTTCAAGCAGATGCTAACCCAGCATTAGGTGGTAACTTAGGTTTAAATTCACACAACATTACTGGTACTGGTAATATTTCAATCACTGGTACACTAAGTGTAACAGGATTAGGTGCAGATCTTGTTTTAAATTCAAACAATATTACCGGTACTGGAAGCATTGCCATTAAATCTAGTGCAACAAATCCAATTTCTGCTAGTGCAATCACTGGCGGTACAGTAACAACATTACCTTGGATAGCTATTAATACTAGCAGAGGCACACCTGCAAGTCCATCAACTACATTAGCTAGCGATGTACTTTCTGGATATCAAGTACGTGGATATACAGGAAGCCAATACGTATTTTCGGGAGGCTTCTATTCAAGCTGGGATTCATCTGCTAATTTAGCTGATACTAATCCAGCTGCCAACTTATATTTTGTTACAGGCGGCGGATCATCGAGTGTCCAGTCGTTTTCATTTACCAATAAAGGAGTTTTAAATGCTCCAATTTTCCAAGCATCGAGCTATTCGACAACTGCAATGAACGCTATTCCAAGCCCGACAGCTGGAATGATTATTTTCAATTCAACAGTTAACCATTTTTACGGTTATAACGGTACTGCCTGGGTAGCATTTACTGGACCATAATCCTTAACTAATTAGAAAAAAGTCCTTAAATACTAAAAATATTAAGGACTTTTTTTATGAAGATTACAAAGATACCTGGTCTAGGACGTTTCGGCATTTTTATAGACGACGTCGACTTTACCAAAATTACTAACGACGAGTGGATGGAAATAGGCCAGCTACATATGGCCAACCTAGTTACAATTATACGTAACTGCAAACTAACCTGGGATAAACAAACAGATTTTTGTATGAAATTTGGCGATACTCGTTATGGTATACGCTATCTAATACTTAAAAAGTATCCAGGTAAAACTTGGACACAGGTAGTACAGTCGGCATTAAAAAATGATCCGAGCGTTGATGAAATTGATCGTATAAGGTTACAAAACATCTACCGGATGCAAGAAACAAGCCCAGAAGGTAAACACGTTATGCGTGTAACAGGCAAACGTGACGACCAAGGAAATCCGCTAGGTATGTTTGCCGAAGGCGAACTATTATGGCACAGTAACGAAAGTGGTACACTAACGTTTACTCCGGGTGTAGCATTATTAGGTGCTGAAAATATGATAGGTTCTAGCACAGGGTTTTTAACTACTCCAGACTATTATGAAAATGTAAGTAATGCATTCAGAAGTGAATTAGATGAAATGATCCTAGTTCATCGATTTACACCAGGCCGTATCAATCCAGGATTGCGCATGGAGCAAGATGAAGTGATGCATGCCAATATGTGTCCAGAAGACGATGTTGAGATTCCTATTGTAATGCGTAGCCCAGGTGGTATTATAGGATTACACTATAGTTCTAATACAATACACAGTATTAAAGGAATGACTAAAGAAGAAAGCGATGCAGTATTCAAAGAAATAGATAAAGAATTGTTTGTAGACAAATATATCTATGATCATTGGTACCAAAGTAACAACGACTTCTGTTTATTTGACAATAGTATAACACTACATCGCCGATTAGGAGATATTAAAGATAGATTATGCTATCGCATACAACACGACTATAGCAACTTACAAAATGGATTCTGGCAGCCGTATCTACAAGAACCTTTTGCTAGCAAATATGAAGAGGAAATAAAATACTATATTGATCTAGCTGGAATCAAAGATTTTAAACTGCCTAATGAA